TTATTGAACACGGTTACGCAAGGAGATTGCTTGGAAATTATGAAAACTCTTCCTGACAATTGTATTGATTTGGTTTTAACAGACCCTCCGTATGGGATTGGCATTGGAGAAAAAGTAGGAGGGAACAACCTCGGAACAGCAAAGAAATACAAAGCCTTTGATGATAGCTTTACCCCATCGAAAGAGTATTTTGACGAAATGATTAGAATATCAAAACATCAAATAATATTTGGAGGTAATTATTTCATAGAATATTTAAAAAATTCATCATGTTGGATTGTGTGGGATAAAGATAATTCTGGGAATTTCGCTGATTGCGAATTGGCATGGACAAATTTTAAAACGGCAGTTAGAAAGTTCAAGTGGAAATGGAACGGAATGATTCAACAAGATATGAAAAATAAAGAGGTACGACAACACCCCACACAAAAACCAGTAGAGCTAATGGTTTGGTGCTTGGAAAACTATCTCATGAAAAAATGGGACAAAGACCGCAGACCAATAGTATTTGACGGATTCGCTGGTTCTGGCACGACTGGAGTTGCGTGTAAAAAATGCGGATGTGATTATATTCTCGTTGAAAAAGAAAAAGACTACTGCGAAATAATAGAAAAAAGACTTGCACAAGAAACATTATTCTAACTAACCCCGCAAACCTCAGCGTATGGGGATAACAATTTACTAAGATGGGAATAACACTACCCGGCATGAAATTGAAGATTGATACGGATTGGGCTGAATTCAAAAATAAAGAAGCCGCGCAGAAATGGAAGGAAGAATTTAATGAAGTAGTTGGATACGTCATAGGCAGGATAGAATTACTCATCCATGATCTCCCTGAGAAAAATGTATAATATAAAAATTGGCATCATGGAGGCGATGATGGAAATGCCAAACCAAGAGGTGACGGTTCCAGAGATTGCGAAGAAGATGGGTTCAATGGGAATATTTATTCCGTACTCAATGGATGTTCATGTCCGGCAATTATACGCACAAAAACAACTTCATCGTGTTTCTCGTGGGATATATAAATATGTTCCAATTATAGAAATACCACCACTTAAAACACTTACACAATCAACTTTATTATAAAAAATGATAATTAAGCAGCAAATCGTTATCGACTTAAAATTCGGGACAGAGTGGCAAAAAGAATTACATGGAAATACAATTCCTGACTATTTGGAAATTGTGAAACACTTTATGAAATACGGGGCGACTCGTTCTCCGGCAGGAAAGCACAAAGACAATAAATTAGAATATAAAATCATCCAAAAATGAGCAACCGCGCAGACCAAATTACCATAAGGAAGTACATAGAGAAAAACGGAACATTCTCTCGGCGCGAAAAAGTGAAGGGGTTGCAAAATTTAAGTGGATTCATTACGATACAGACATGCGTTCAAAGCTATCTAAATAACTTATTAAAAACACTTGTCAATGACTGTTAAAAAATACGATCACAATAAAATGTGGAAAGGGTTTCTTGAGAGTGATTGTTTCGAGGTTACGGAATGGTTGAGAGATAATAATTATTTAAAGAAAGACCAGTCACTATCAACAGCGGGCTCAGGTGTTTGTAATGCGGTTGCAGGATTCACGGAAAAGAAGAAGCAAATGGTTGAAAAATCAATCATCAAATATAATGAAAAGTATCAAGACAAATTAGCGAATGATTGGGGGAAGGTTGCAAAGAATTGTACGTCGGGTGAAATGAAAATATTGAACGATTTTTCAATTGCTGTTCACGCGGGAAAAATACCAAGAGGAACGAAAGAACTCAAGCGTGTATTTGAGATGTTTCGACTTGCACTTGGCAAATCGACAAATAACAATCAGAATACAAATGCAAACTTTGATGTTCCGCTATCAAAAGAGGAAGAACAAGAGATTGCAGACCGAATAAGCAAAGACAATGCCTTTTATAACAGATCGAGACTGGAAACTGTTGACAGCCCCTCACACGAGGAAGGAACTTTGTAGGCAGAGTTTCAAACATTTCTTCGCATGGTACTTCGCGAAGTACAAACACAACGCAACCCCGATGTTTCATTATGATATGTTCAAGGACTGTCATTTTGACGGGTTTCGGTTCTTGGTATGGGTGATGTTTCGTGAATCGGCTAAAACTGCCCTTGCTCGCGCTTTAGTTGTTTGGTGGATAGTGTATGAGAAAAAGTTCAATATCGGGTGGGCTGGGCATGATATGAGGAAGGCGTGTAAGAATGCTCGTGCTATTGCGAACGAATTACAGGGGAATCGAAAGATTATTCAAGATTTCGGGCAGTTGTACTACGAGGAAGAAAAAAAAGACCGAATGTCGAAACCGAAAACATTGACTGATTTCAAGACAACAAACGGTGTATTTTTCCGAACTTTGTCGACTCAAATCTCAACACGTGGGGAATTGGAAGGAGAGTTCCGACCGGATGCGTATGTGATGGACGATTTCGAGAACGATAAAACAAAAGGATCGTTTATGAAAACAAAATCTGTGATCGAGTTCATGGAAGAAACAATCTCCGGTACGTCCGCTGATTGTGATATTTTATTCCTGTGCAACTACATCACGAAATACGGGAGTGTGCAGTGGTTGAAAGATAAGGCGAAAGACAATGCGAGCTGGCTTGTCCGTCAGGTTGCTTTGATAGAGGACAGGACGATCACGTGGGCTTCAAAGTTCGTAATGACACGATCAGAAGCGCGAAATATAAACGTTGAACTCGAAAACAAAAAGGAACACGTAAAAAGTATTGAGGAAATGAAGGAGGATATGGGGACAGCGCGTTTTAATCAGGAGAATCAACATATTCCTGAATCAGAGAGTGGGAGTATGGTAAAAGAAGAATGGTTTATGAATGGGCGCAATCGGTACTCGAAGAATAAAATCTTCATGGATGATCAGGAGGAAAATTATTTCTGGGAAACAGAGGAAGGAATGGTTCGCGGGGAAGTGTACACAGCAATCGACCCAGCAATCTCTAAAAAGGAAACATCCGACGACAGGGCAATCGTTTCCATCGCAAAATTTGTGATCCGGGGCGATGAAATGGACAGAAGGTATTATCTCGTGTTTGAGGAAAAGGCTGGGAAGTGGGGAATGAAGGATTTCGCCATGAAGCTGAGAGCAACAATCAAAAAAATGTTGCCGCGCAGAACAGCAGTCGAGAACGTAGGAGTGCAAGAAGCATTCCGGGAGCTATTCAGTCTTTACGATATCAGCACAGAGGCGATCAATCCCGATGGGGACAAAGTAAGGCGCATGAGTAGAAATGTTGCAGACCTCGAATTCGGGAAAGTTTTATTTCCTGACGACGGATCGTGCGACGACTTGATGCACGAGCTGATTGATTTCAATGGGGAGGACGGACGACCGGACAACCGTGTTGATGCGTTCAACTTCGCAATGCAGTTAGCAAAGGAAGGATCAGGTGGAGTGTTCCATGAAACAGAGGACGGGGGAACTGAGAGCAGCGGAGTGATGGATGAGAATTTTTAAAAGTTGACCCATCATTAAAAGTAAATCAGAATAAAAACAACATGAGCAAAGAAATTGGATACTCCGGTACAGAAATGCAATGTAAGACTTGCCAAGAGGTAAAGCCATTTGCGGGGTTTGAGTTCAGGAAAGATACAAATGCGTTTCGGAAACAATGTAAAGCGTGTGTATGCGCAAAAGCTAAAACGCGGATGTCAGCATGGCAGAAGGCGAATAGGGATAAGACGAGAAAGGCGGGGTTGAAATTCTATAATTCAGCGAAGGGGCAAGAGTCCTCTAAGGAATATTACGAGAAAAATAAAGAATCTATTTGCAATAGAACAAATGCAAACGCAAAAACAACGCATGGTAAAATCATGAAGGCACGGGCGGCGCATAGGCGACGAATTAGCTTGAAGTCGGCAGTTGAAAAAGGTAATTTTTTAATACAGCAGTGGTTTTCATTACTTGACAAATGTAATAACGAATGTCAAATTTGTCGTATGAAGAAAAAACTCGTCATAGATCATATTATTCCAATTTCAAAAGGTGGATCAAATGATATTTCAAATATTCAGCCATTGTGTGTATCCTGTAATTGTAAAAAGGGAAATAAAATATTGATTAATAATCCTCAGTATGTCTGAAATCGGATATTCAGGAACAGAGATATATAGTGGGATTATTTCTGAAGACTACAATTCAAAGTTGCAGTTCCCGGAATCTATTGATCTTTATGACCAAATGCGAAAAGGGGATGCGACTGTTAGTGCTGTATTAAGTGCAGTAAAACTTCCTATCATAAATGGGAATTATTTTGTTACTCCGGCATCTGAGGACAAGCGAGATATGGAAATAGCTGAGTTCGTTGAGAAACAGTTTTTTGAGGTTATGGTTTGGTCAGAGTTTATGAAAGGTGTTCTTTTGGCGTTTGATTTTGGATTCATGACGTTTGAGAAAGTTTATCAGAAAGTGGATAACAATATTTTCTTCAAACGAATGGCGCAACGGTTGCCAAAAAGTATTCAGAAATGGTTGACGACTCCGCAGTACATGAAGAACATCGAACACCCAGGAATCGAGCAGAATATATTGAATGACATTGATCCCAAAAAGAATGGGAAGAATGTGTATATCCCCGGGAGCAAAATATTTAGATATACACTGGATCAGGAAGGAGAAAACTTTGACGGTGTGAGTTTATTGCGACCTGCTTACAAACACTGGTATTACAAAGAAAAATCATACAAGGTGCAATTTATGGCATCTGAGCGAAACGGTGTAGGATTGCCAGTAGCGCGTAAAACACTGGACATTGATATTAAAGCAGCAGAGGAAACAAAGATTGTGAATACGCTGAAAGGATTACGAGCAAACGAAAAAGCGTACCTGATCGAACCGTATGGGTGGGAGTTCCGGCTCGAGACAGCATCGAATCAATTTGATTTTGACCCGCAGATACTTCACCACGACCGACAGATCACAAAAAGCGCACTCGCGCAGTTCTTGGAATTGGGAGTAAATAAGGGAGCGTTGTCTCAAAGCAAATCAGATCAGAACCTTTTCTTAAAATCGGTAATGGCACACGTCACGGAAATTCTTGGGAAAATAAACCGGGAGTTGGTTACGGAAATCGTTATGATGAATTTCGATAACGTGACGGAGTTCCCAAAAATAGAAGTTACAGACATCGTGCAGGACGACCTCGGGGAATTATCCGTTGCCGCTCAAAGAATGACACAGGTTGGATTGATTACTCCGGATGATGAGACAGAAAACTTACTCCGAAAGAAATTCAAATTTCCTGCACGTGATTTTGAAAAAAACCCACGACCAAAAAAGGAAGGGATTGCAGATGATGAAAAAAAGGAAGTAAAGAAAAACGAACCGAAAAAAGAAGAGAAAAAAGAAATAAAAGACGAAAAAAAAAAGTTAATGTTGAGTGAGTTCGTGCCTTCTCGTCCGCTTACGTTGGCAGAAGAGAAAATGGACATCCCCGGGATCGTGAATTTTTTCAACGCGGCAGTGATAAAAATATCAAAGACAGCAGAAGGATATTCACGTAAATTAGAGAAGCAATTACTCAGTGATACAAAGGCTTTTCTTAAAGGTGGAAAATTCCCACCTTTACCACCAGAGATAACAGAGGCACGACGAGAAACAATAAAAGGATTACAAAAGGAGTTAATGGAATCGTTTGATTTCGGGAAAACACAAGCGACCCGGGAATTAGGGAAGCAGGAACGAGGCAAAACACCACCAGAATCAAGAGTAATGGCAGGAACGTCGTCAAAGGCGTTTGCCGAGAAACAAACAGCAGACATGAAGGCAGAAGCGCAACTCACAGCGTCCACGGGGAAATCAAAGGGATTGAAAGACTCTGAAATAATGGGGGCGGTTATTGTGGGATTGAATTCTATCAAAACACGACAGAATCAGTTGTTCGCAGGGCTTTCAAATACAGGAATGCTCAACAGCGGACGAGCCACGACGTATGAAAAGTTTAAGAAAGATATTTCACGGTATCAATACAGCGCGGTTTTGGACGATCGAACATCCCCAACCTGCCTTTCGCTCGACGGACGTGTTACTGAGAAATTGACAGACCTTCCAATGCCACCGACTCATGCGAATTGCAGAAGTCAGATTTTGGCAATCTCAAAAGAACAAACAGAACAGCCATCATTGAACCCACCACCGAAAAGCGTAGTGGACAAGATTAGCCCGAACCCATTCAAAACGATTCAACCGAAAACTCCGACGAACATAAAAGGAACACCCGCTAAAAAAATAATTGACGAGAAGTAGTTCGACAGAATACAATCACAATATCTTACATTGAAAAATGAAAAACAAAAAGATTCAACTCATGGCTTTCAAGCTCCAAACGGAGGAAGGAAAGTGGCAACAGATTCTCCGCGTAATCGATGCGAGTGAATCAAGGCGTGGGGTTAAGATTACAAAAAAAGATTTAGAGGAAATGGTTGAGAACTTCAATGCGAACGTGTTGAACCTCAAACCAAACGAATTGCAATTCAACTACAGCCACGAATCATATTCAATTGCTGCAGGGTGGATTACTGAATTACGAATAAAAGGGAAACACCTTGAGGCAAAAACTCGATGGACTCCAAAAGGGGGACAGGTTATTGCTGACGAGGAGCTTCGGTTTATATCTGCTGAGATTGCACCCAATTGGCAGAATGTAGAGACACAAGAGGTGTACAGAAACGTGTTACTTGGAGCGGCGTTAACCAATATACCCTTTGTCCCCGGGATGAAACCTGTGGCACTTAGCGATATTGACCCAACCGACGACGGTATTTTTATATTTACTAATAATTCAGAAATGAACTTATTTAAACAATTGCTTGCAGCTTTGCAGGGGAACAAAGAAGTTTCTCTAGTCGAAGCAAACATTCTAAAGTCAATGTTTGATAATCTTGAGAAAGAAGACCAAACAAAAGAAGCAGCCGCAGAGGTAGAGGCAGTAGAAAAAACTGCAGAAGAGAACGCAGCAAAAGAAGAGGAGGTGGCAAAGGAAGCTACAAAGAAAGAGGAGGATTTGAGCAAAGAGAATGCTGACTTGAAAGTACAGCTTTCAGCAAAAGCAGGAAACAACACAGAGGTTTCAAAACTTGCCGCTGATTTGAAAGAATCTCAAACACTTTCAAAAGCTCTTCAATCACAGATGGACAAATTAAGTCTTGAACGTCGGACAGAAGTAGTTACAGCACAAGTGGAAAAACTTGCAGAAGAAGGAAAAATTCTTGCAAAAGATTCCGCTGAAACAGTAGCAATGGCACTCGCGCAGGGGAGCGAAGAGAATCAAGCAAAATTCTTGGAATACCTCGAAGGAATGCCAGTTAAAGTTGATTTTTCCGAGATCGGAAGCATCGCCTCAGAAGCTAAAACAGCAGAAGCACAGATCGCACAGATCAACAAATTAGCACAGGAAGCACATTTGGCAGATAAGTCAAAAACGCTTGCTGAACACATCGCTCACTTTACTCGTGAGTTATCATAATTTTTAAAACCATTTAACATGGGTGATATTTCAACCGCACCGATCACAGGATCGATTAAAACACAATCAGTTCGTATTGATACTGATTTGTCTGACAAAGAATATTACGCAGTTGATTTCGATGGAACAGATCGAAATGTTGTGAATAATGTTGCAGACGGTAATACACAAGGATTTATTCTTGTTACTGCTGGCGACGGAAGCACAAACGAAACAACTGGTGTAATCGTTCTGTCTGGACGAACAAAAGCAAAATTAGTAGGTACAGTAGAAGCAGGAGATCACCTCGCACCATCAACTGGTGGGGCGTTGGACAAAAACACAACAGACAAGAAATTCACATGTGCTGTTGCATTAGAGGAGGGAGTTTCAGGAGATCTTATCGCTGTTGAAGCAATTCAAGGGACGATGTCTGTATAATTTTTTATTTCTTACAAAACTATTTACCATGCCATTTCCAACACTTGGAACCGGACGCGTAGATTCGCAGCTTACGAACATTTCGTTAGCAATCACAAACGAAGAGTTTATCCACGATAAAATCTTTCCTGTAATCCCAAATTTGGCGAAAGAGACAGGAGTTATCGGAGAATTCGACGACGCGTCACATCTACGTATTTACGAATCAATTCGTGCCATTGGGGACGAAGGACAACACCGTATAGAGTACAAACAAACAAACGATACAGCTTATCGTATCGATTTTCACGACTTGTCAAAATATACTGACGATCGTATTGTTGATCAATTTGAGAAACCATTTGACGCAAAAATGGACTCATTGACAATTCTTGAAGCATCTCGAAACAACGAGATGGAAGCAGGACTTGCAACAGCATTGGCAGATGCATCAATTCTTACCAATACTGCAACGCCATCAACTTTGTGGGACGATTCAACATCTGATCCACTCGGAGATATGGAAACAGCAGCAGAAGCAATGCGTGTAAAGATTGGTCGACGACCAAACAAAGCATGGACAAATTCTCCTGTTATCTCAAAACTCAAAACTCATCCACAGTTCGTTGCTCGTAAGAGCGGGGGAGGTAGAATTGCAGTATTGAGCAAGATGGACGTAATAGAGATCATCAAAGAACATCTTGGCATTGAGGTTGTACACGTTGGTACAGCAATCAAAGCCACTTCACTCGAAGGACAAGCAACTCTCACAACGGGAGAAATGTGGTCAGATGATTTCGGTCTTTACTACGCACCGAACAAAGCATCACTTCACACGCCATCTTTCGGATACCGATTCGAGATGAAAGGAAAAAATAAACGAGTATCATCACGTCGAGAACCTATTGGGGACAACGGAATTTTACAGCGTTTGGATTGGGCGTTTCAGGATAAAATCTTGATGGTCGATGCTTCATATTTATTGGATCAGGTAATTTCTTGACCATATAGTAAAATACTTTCTAATTATAAATAATGAGTTATTTACAAAAATTTTTTCGCGGGACAATTGCGACTGCTGTCTTGCGAGAAATAGGAAACGTCGAGACTATCAATTCACAATCAATCCGAGTTCTTGAACGAGATTATCAGGACAATGTTTCTGAATGTTCAGGAACAGTAGCCGCCCCAACAGCCGGGGGTTCAGGATTCGCAGTAGGTTGTGAGTATGTTGACACCGACGCAGCAGCAGGAGCGCAACTGTTCGTGAATGAAGGTTCAGCCACATCATGTACATTCGTTACGGTTGGAAACGTCGCTAGTCTACAGACGATCGAAGTTGACATAACCGCGGCAAACATTCTTGCCATGAATGGCGCACCCGTAGAGGTTGTCGCCGGAGAAACTGGTAAGGTTATCGAGTTTTTAGGAGCGAACCTTGTTTATGATCGGGACACAGCCACATACGGAGCAGGTGGTAATGTTTCAATTATCGAGGAGGACGGTTCAGATGTTTCTACCGTGGCAGCTAATACCGATTCATTCGGTTCTGCAACAGACGAGTTGAACATCTTGAAACCACTCGCAGCTTCTTACCAACCCACATCGGGGAAGGGTCTGGACATCACGAATGCGTCAACAGCATTCACTGATCCTGGAACAGCAGTAGGAGTAGGACGATTGCAGATTTCATATCGAGTACACACGACTGGATTGTAAAATTTGATCGCAATTAAAAGGTAGTGCAGGGAAACTTGCACTATTTTTTTGTGTAAGTATTATTGGATTGTATTTCATAATTTATCCAAATGAAAAAAGGATTTCTCGGCATCGGTGGCGAAAAGGAGAACGAGGCTCCTGCCAAAACAAAAGAAGAAATAGATGCAATGACGGAAGAAGAGAAGAAAAAGTATGACGAAGAAATTGCAGCAGTAGAGGAAAAAGCAAACAAGAAAAAAGAGGATGAGAAAATAGCTGCAGCAGATAAAAAGAAAGATGAACCGAAAGAGGAAGTAAAACCAATCGGGAAAGTTGGAAAAGGATGTTTCATGAAAAACATCATGCACAAAGGGATCATTTTCAACAAAGGACACAAACTTGATGTAAAGCATCCAGATTTTGATTTGCTCAAGAAACACCTTAACTGATGGCTGCAGAAATATTCACTACCGCTGCACTGACTCGTCGTGAGGCGGGGTTTCTGAATAACACAGACATCGACAACACACTTGATATCGAGCCGAATGTGAAAAGTGCCAATGCTGAGATAGAAGGATGCGTGGGGGCGCGATACGTCGTGCCTCTTTCTGATAATACGAATTATACAGGATCATCCGCTGAGAGTTTCTTGGTAGAACTGGCGACACAGCTTGCTTCATCTGAATTGCTCCTTCAACAATACGAAGGGCAAGGAGGAGATTTGCTTCGCATGGCTGACTCAAAGATCAAGTTGATCCGTAAGAAACTTGAGAACCTGAAAGCCGGAAAGATATTATTGCTTGATACGGAAGGAGTTGAACTTGCTTTAATAGCAGCCGCACTGAGTGCTGTTTCTGGATTTCCATTGAATTCTGATTTTGACGACCCGGACGAGCCGACAATTGTCAATCCGGCGGTAACTATGAATGAAAAGTTCTAATGAAACCATTTATCAGTATTGATATTCAGGGCGAAAAACAACTTGCCGCAGGATTTGTGCGAGTTCAACGAGGAATAAGTAATTTCATACAACCGCTTACTGAATCGACTTCTTTGTTGCGAAGAGTGATTGACGATAACTTTGACTCAGAAGGTTCTACTCTTGGCAGACCGTGGAAGAAATTAGCAAACCCACGAAGCGGGAAAATTTTACAATTGACAGGAAATATGCGAAGGAGCTTTATAGATAAGGTTTCAACGAGCAAAGCAGAAATATCAAACAAAACTAATTACTTTAAATTCCACCAGAGCAATAAAGCAAGGACGAAATTGCCTCGACGTATTATGATGAGGATTGACGCAACACGAAGAAACGAAATCATGCGTATATTTACCAAGTTTTTGAATAAAGTTGCAAAACGATTCTGAGCAAGTATTATTTAAGTAATGGACAGAATCATCGATCGAATAATCGCTTTGCTTACTGCCAACGTGAAAACAGCACGAGGGATACAGCAGATATACAATGGGGATGTTTTTCTTATACCGAAAAACAGTATTCCGGCAATAATCGTTGAAGCGAAAGGAACGAAAACACAAACAATAACGAACACCCAGGATTTTGATATTTATACAATCGACATTCTTGTGATTTTAGATGCCCGGGATTACATGAACGCAGATATGAATACCGTTTCTGCGAATCAGGTATTGCGGAAGATTATGGAGGAACGGATAAGTGGAACGTCAAACGAATTGAAAAGCGACACGATAGAAAAAACAATCCGATCCGGTCTTGACTCCGATTCGGATTATTCATTGCGGGCAGAAATTGCCACAAACTATATTTATAATGTCGATCGCGAATTCCCAACAGCGGAAGCAGTGATGACAATACAGATACTTTCTAAAATCTACACAAGATGATTGAAATGGTACAATCTCGTCCTCCAAAAAAAAAGTTGTACGAAATGGAGGACGGAACTAGAATTGAAGCAGAAAGTTTTGAACAGGCTTTAAAAATTTATAATTCTAAACATGAAAAAGTTTAAATTACTCGCTCTCGCACTCGTCTTAACCTGTGGTATTGTTTTTATAGCACACGCCGCAGTAACAAAGACATTCATTAGCTCAAAGTTGGATAAGGCAACTTATACTTACGAACTGACAGCAGACCTTGATACTTCGGGGATTCATGACCTCACGGGTGCTTCCTGGGTTGGACTGAGTTCAACGGGGATCGCAGCAGACACAATTTCAGTACAGGTTTCCGTTCTCCCCGCGCCTACGATAGCAGGGCAATGGTTTACTTTGACGGATAATTCAGGGGTAAACCCTTTTGCAGCAGATAATAACCTCTGGCAACAGAATGTTTCAGGAATGAGAGCATTGAGATTTGTTAGGGCAGGAGCAGTTGACGGAGACATTACAATGCAGATAACTTTGAAAAAATGAAGAAATTTTTATTACTCGGGTTCGGAGTTCTCTTAATGGGAACAGTTTTTGCTATTAATGGTAGCTTCGTTCCGTCAGAATACGCGAACCGGGCAGATAATATTTTACAAAGGAATGCTGCGGGAGAAATTACTTCCACAACGTCTACTGATACGCTCGGTAGTTCGAGTGATAGATGGGATAAAATATGGGCAGATGATATTGATACAACTATCGCCACAATCGGCGGTCTTTCAACAGGGGCAATTACAATCGACGTTGACGACACAGAGGCTTTACTTGTCCGGAAGGATGGTGATTCCGGAGATATTTTTACAGTCGACACAATAGGAGAACTCGTTTCTTTTGGGGGAAATGCAAAATTAAACTCAGAATATCTTTCAGGTGATGGAGGAGATGAGGGGATTAGTATAGATGCAGCAGGTGTTGTTACTGCTTCGAGTACTATGAACGCGACAACTTTCACGGACGGAACTGCCTCTATTACAGGGGGAGTGGGAACAGGGTTTACTTCAATCACTTCTACAGCGGTTGTGGGTGATTTAACTGGAAATTCAGACACTGCAACAGCTTTAGAAACAGCAAGAACAATTGGAGGAGTATCCTTTGATGGAACTGCAAATATAACAGTAGCAAGTGCAACTGGCGGATTCTCTGTGGATGGAGGAGATTTAACAATGACAGGAACGGCTACGAATCACTTACTATTGCCTTTGAATAACGACGCAGCAACTCCGACTCTTTCTTTTGGAGATGGAGACACAGGATTTTATGAAAGTGCGGATAATACGATTAACGTTGCCCTTA